GGTTACTTCGGTTGATCTGGTGGCAGAACCAGCAACCACCGCGGGGCTGATGGAGTGTGTTATGAGGGCAAAGAATGTGAAAGAAGGAAAGAAAAAATTTGATTCATTGGATTCTTGGAAATCCGATGTGAGAAATGTTGATCGTTCTTATACATTTTCTCATGGTGATTCGATTAGAGCTTATGTTAATGACAAAGAAATCGGAACCTTTGATAAAAAGTCCGGATCCGGATTCTTGGATTCTGACGCAATCAAAAAGACTTCAGTTGAAAGCGATATAAAAGAAGCCTCAAAAAAGAAATTGAGGACAACCAAATCAACAGACAAGCAGAACCTCGCCGGATTCCTTCTTATCGGTCAAGGAATTGGTGTGCGAAATTGGGAGCAATCAGGTGGAGTTATCACTGGATATGACAGAGACGGTGATTTAATCGCCAAGTTTACAGGCGAGCCAAAAGATGTCGTAAATAAAAATTCTAAGTTTGTGAAAGGTAAGTCTGAATTTTATTACTACGAGTCCAATCACATGAAAGAAGAAGACAAAGTCATCCCCAAGCCAAAGCCGCGGGTGGAGGCGGGGAAGAATGACAAGCAAAAAAGCATTCAAGCGAAAAAGGATTTGATCAAACAAGCTTGGGCTAAGCAAGGTGTTGTCACATTGCCCAGCGTCAACATGGATGAATATCCGCCCATTCCCGGAATGGAAGGCCCGTTCCGATACCGCAATGGCCAGATTCTTTATTACGATCCCAGAGAAGGCAAGTATTACGACAGAAAGACGGATATGTATCAATCCCGGGCACCGGAATCTAAGGAGGCTGATGGCATGGAAGAACCAGAATTGTTCCCGATTCAGAAAGAGGATGGGGAAGAAGGCGGCTATGAGGATTCCATCAAGGATCAGGTTGGCGACATCGTCATGGACGATTCGCTGGGAGCCGAAGAAAAGGTTGCCAAGCTGCTTGCCCTGATGGGCCAAGGCGGCGAGATGGAAGCGGATGACGCTGAATCTGCCCCGGACATTGAAGAAGCCGATATGTCCGATGATGAGGAAACCGAAGAAGCTGAAGATGAGAAGGAACCCGAAAAGACTGAGGAGTCTTTGAGGCGGAAACCTTCCCCGGCGCTGGCCCGAATCCTTGAGGAAGTGGACGCATACCGAGCCCGGGATCGTCGGGAAAAGGCTGTCACCGAGGCCCGCAAGTTCTGCTCCGATGCCAGCTTGCCGACCTATGCCATCACCGAATCATTCCTTGGAATCCTTGCGGATGTGGACAAGAAGCAATGGAAAACGCTCGTTGAGGATCGACGGCGAGTGATTTTCCGGGGCGAGAAGCCGATTAGCTCGGTTCCCGCTGATGGAAAGTTGACCGTCGATTCGCTTGTCAAGGCTTTGCGTTCCTAATAAGGAGGTTTGATCCATGCCTGTTTCTCAGTACCAATTCGGCAACACCAATCCGACGATTGCCACCGTCGCCACCGCCAAGGCGGTTGCTGTCGGTGACATCGTGGGAATGTCCAGCGGAACCCTTGTCAAGGCTTCTGATGAGACTTGGGACACCAACCTTGCCACCACCCAAACGAACTTTGTGACGAAGTTCCTCGGTGTGTCCGGTCAGCAAAAGGACGCCAATGTCGCCCGGGTGTTCGGCAACGCCACCGACAATGTCATCCGAGTTGACGCGGGCGGCGTGTTCACCTTTGATTGCGCCTCGGCAACTTTCGAGGTGGGCGATCTGGTCGGTTGCGCCAAGCAATCCGGCAACGCCCTTGAGGATCAGAAGGTCGTTTCCGTTGCCTCGGAAGCCCTTGCCATTGGCAGGGTTGTTGAGCGCGGAACCTCGATCACCCGAGTGAAAATCCAGATTCTGAGCAAGCTCAACCCGCTGGCTCGCCAGTCCTAACCAAACACACAAGGAGGTTTTTCCAATGTCGATTGAATTCAAGCTCAAGCAAGTTTGCGAGCAGAACGGCGTTCAGGCGACCGTTAACACGCTTAAGGAAGCCATCGCGGACAAGAAGATCACCCCGAGTGATTTCTCCCTGCGCCGCATGGCCGAGGCGTTCATCGGTCACAACTGGCACGATGTCCTTGAAAACCGGATGACCCGGGTTCAGGAGTCCAGCGAGGCGGTTTCCGCTTCTCTGTTCACCGCAATCACCGGACAGCTTTTGGTCAACGAAATCAAGGAAAAGTACCAGCTGGCCAGCTTCATTGGCGACCAGTTGGCCACTACTGTTCCGGTGACCAATGGCAACCTTGGAACCCAGAAGGTTCCTTACTTGTCCGATGTGCGTGACCTTGGCGAGAAACTGGAGGAAGGCGAGCCCTACCCCCAGACCCAATTCGCCGGTCAGTACATCACCTATCCGGGCGTTGAGAAGCACGGACGCATCTGCGCCGTGTCAATGGAGGCCATCTACTCCGATCTCACCACCCAGATTCTGGATTCGGCCCGGTCGGTCGGTACTTATCTGGGCCTGACCCGGGAGTACAAAATCCTGCAAGTTGTGCTGGGCGTGACCAACAATCACAGTTGGAACGGAACCAGCTACAACACCTACCTCACCACGGGCAGTTGGGTTAACACTCTTGCCACCTACTCCCTGACCGACTGGACATCAATCAACAGCCTTGAGCAGTTGTTTGTGAACATGGTTGATCCTGTGACGGGCTATCCGATCCTGATCGAGCCCAAGCAGATGCTGGTGATGCCCGCTCTGAAGTATCAGGCGCGGTCCATCGTCAACGCAACCGAGGTTCAGCGCGGCAACTACGCCACCACGGGCGAGCCTGTCCGCACACAGGCATCCAACCCCTTGGATCGGGATTATCAAATCCTGACCAGCCCCCATGCCCTCAAGGCGCTGACCGATAGCGGCGTGACTGCGGCGAATGCCAACGGCCGCGTCTATCTGGGCGACTTCAAGAAGGCGTTCGTCTGGCGGGAAGCGATGCCCCTCAAGGTGGTTGAGGCTCCCCCGTTGAACCCGCTGGAGTTCAATCAGGATATCGCTTTGGCCGTCAAGGCTTCGTGGATGGGTGTCGCGGGCGTCCGTGATCCCCGCTTCGTGGTTCTCGGCAAGGAGTAATCCTAAATGGCCCGCCCCCGTAAAGAGCGGGTTGAAGCGGAATTCAAGCCGGTGGTCAGCGAGATGCTGGCCCCGGCTTTGCCCGCAGATACCCAACCGATCGTCACCGAATCCAAGAAGGTTTGGAAGATCGGCCTATCCCATCTGCCCGATATGGAAATTGAGGCTGACTCACAGGGCGAGGCCATCAACGCATACAATGCGTCAATGGGCATCACCTCAACCGAACACGCCTACAGGGTGTCCTAATGGCGCTTGCTGATGACATTGCCGCTTTGGCCACCCAGCGAACCAATTTGCTGGCGGCTTTGACTGCGGACAGCGTAAGCCCCCAACCGAGCTATTCGGTGGGGGGCCAGTCTGTTTCCCGGACGGAATGGCGGGAATCCTTGCTCCGTCAAGTCGGGGAATTGAACCGCATGGCTCAAATCCTGTCTCCACAGGAAATTCGTTCCCAAATTTACTAGGTGACGAATGCCCACCCTTGATATTTCCGGTGATTGGGCGGTTTTTGACAACACCCAGACCGTCACATTGCAGAATCAGGATGGCATAGCCATCACGGTTGAAAACGCCCTTCAGCAGGGCGTTGACACCATCCTGAGCGATACAGGCGATGGGACGCTTGGTTATCGAACCTTTTGCATCTGGAACCTGTGGCGGGACAAGCTGATTGTCACCGACCAGATCGTCTGGCAGGGTTCCACAACCGATTATCTTTTGGCTGACACGGATTCGGTGATCCTGACGGGTTCCAATGGCGTTGTTTATCAGCCCCAACTAAATGGATCAATCACCGATCAGAACGGTACTAAGTGGTTCATATCGGCTGTCAATCACGATGTCTGGGGAAACAAATACCAGCTTGAATGCGAGGCGCAAGCCGGGACGCCCGTTGAGGACATTGACCTCCCATGAGCGTTTACTTTGACATCCTGAGCGCATTGAAGACCCGGGTTGAATCTGCGGTCACGACCAGCGCAACGGTTGCCCTTCGCAAGCGTCCGGTCATGCTGACGGGCGATCCCTTCCCGATGGTGGTCATTTCCCCGAGCGAGGATGGGGAGATCATTGAACAGGAAGCATTCAATCTAAAGGTTGCTTACATCTACCCGGTTGTGGTCGTGATGTATCTTGCCGGGAACAGGGATCAGGATTTGGATGTCCAAGGATATTTGGCTTTGCGCCAGACGATCCGAAACGCGATCTATCAGCCCCTGTTGGGCGGGGCCGGAACGGTGTACGACACGCAATTGAACATGGGCGGGCCATTTATACAGATAGAGCAGCGTGCGACCGTTGAACTCACAACATTCCGGGCCAATTTCCTGAGCGACGAAACGAGGGTTGCATAATGGCGCTTTCTCACAATGTTGGAATCACCTTCAGCAACTCGGGCGGCCCGAATCTGAATTTCACGGCAAGCCAGACCGCTGACGGGGCGTCAGCCGCGGAAGTGGTCATTGCCCCTGCCGCTTCTGCGTTTACGGTGATCTTCCCGATTGATGCCAGCCAAGTGAAGTCAATCGTCATGTGGGCTGATGCTGCCATGACGGTCTTGACCAAGAATAGCGGCGGCAGCACGGTGAACACCTTTGCGCTGGTGGCCAACAAGCCATTGATCTGGCAAGACGGTTTCCCGACCAGCAATCCAATCTCGGGTGATTGTGCGACGCTTGCTGTCAGCAGCACCCCGGGCGGGAATCTTTATGTCTATGTGCTTGAGGATGTGTAATGGCACTAGACTTCGCCAATGTATCCATCTCGGCGGCTTGGCAGCAAACCAAGGCCAATACGGGATACCAGCCGACTGTTCAGGGGCCGGATAGCCTTGCCCTGAACACGGTTTACACGGTTGGATCGTCTGCCGCCAACAGCATCTATGTCGCTCAAGGAACATTGGCGGCGGCTGCCAGCGCGACGATTGATCTGTATTCATTCACCGACCAGCTTGGGCAGTCCGTCCAGATGGTTCGGGTTTATGCGATCATTGCCAAGGCCACAACGGACAGCCTGAAAATTGAGCCCGGGGCCAGCAATCCCCTGACATGGTTCTTTAGCGGGACAAGCCCGGCGATCACTATCCCGGCTGGTGGCGGGTTCTGCTTCAGTCAGGCAACCGCGGCGACCGTCAGCAGCACGGTTCGCAACATCAAAATATCCAACCCCGGATCGGTCACAATGACCTATAACATCGCGATCATCGGAGGCCCGTGACATGGCTTACTATGCCGGTAAAAACGCATCAATCACCATCGGCGGGGTTCTGTACCCGATGGATACTTGGTCGCTGGATGACACCGCGGAAACGGTGGATGTGACCAATTTCACGACCAATGGCGAGATCGCTTTGATCGCTGGGGTGACGGGCGGGACCATGTCCACAAGCGGGCCTTATACAGGGCTGACGCCGACTGTCGGGGCAACCGGGCTGATCACCTTTGATGTGGGCGGTGGTGGCGGGGCGGCTACCCGCAGGATCATCCTTACCAGCGTCAAGAAGAATACGGCGGTCAAGGATAAAGCAACCCTTGAGCTTTCCGGTTCCATCACCGCTGTCTGATAGGTGATGAATGGCCGCGCCTCTTGCAGCCCTTTATGGAAGAAATGCCCGCCTCGTCTACGGCACATCGCTGGAGCTTGAGGCGGATTCCTACACGCTGCAAGTTGACGCGCCAACGGTGGACACCACCAACATTTCCATCTATCAGGAGCAAGTTGACTGGCCCATTCAATTGGCCCGGTTGACGCCGTTGATTCCCACCATGACGAACCTTGCCGGTCAGAAGCGCCGGTACATGGAATTCGGAACGCCCCAGCAAGTCACATTCGGCGGGATGCGCCGGGCAAAGATTTCCCTAACCGGGATTTGCACGGCTGAGACATCAACGCCCCATGTGGGCAACTATGCCCGCATTTTGCTGACGCATGGCGTGGCGTTTGGAACATCCGGAGTTGTGACGGTTCCGGCAATCATTTCCCAATTCACCATTGATCAGAATGTTAAGGGATACATGAAATGGTCGTGTTCCGCTGATTCAACGGGGGATTTTGACATCACGCAAGTTTAAGGAGGCATCCCACCATGCCTATGCGAACGGTTTCCGAGACGATCGGGACACAGGCCCAAGGATTGGTGTTTGAGGCCAAGGATGGCCACAAGCACAAGGTCGCTCCGCTCAACCTGAAATTGATGGGCCGGTTTGAAAAGTGGCTGGAAGGTCGGGCGCTCAAATCAATCATTGATCATCGGGACATTCTGGGATCATCTTTTCAGGAATCCATTTCCGCGGTGAGTGCCGATATTATCGCCGGGCGTTATGCGTTTGGCGGGCCTGATTGCCAGCGGGCGTTGCAGTCCATCCCGGGAATGATTGCCCTTGTGGGCCTGATGCTGGGCGTTGATGAAATCAGGGCCAAGTATCTGGTGGAAAACGAGTCTGAATCCCTCAAGGTGGTGATGGATCAGATGATCCAAGAATCCATGCCGAGGCGGGAGGGAAACGGGGAGACGGTGACGGAGGGGGCAACATAGTTCCCCATTGGCCGCAGATGGTGGCAACCCTTGTGGATGAGCCGTATCTGTTGACGATGGAACAGGTGGCAGAACTCACCCCTCGGCAGATTTTGGGCATTTACTTTAGAAAGAGAGACCCAAAAGGGAATCCGTTGCCGTTGCCGTATGCGTTCGATGATGGCGAATCAGAAAAGCAACAAGCGATCCGGTTTTGGATGGCCAACGGCAAGACCGAAGAAGAAGCGAGGGAGATGATCTATGGCAGCCGGTGATGCAGCAATGATGCAACTGGCCCAGACATTTTCCAACCTCGCACAAAGCGCGGTGGTGGGATCAACTGCCCTTGGAAAATTGGGTTCTGCCGCGGCTAACCTTGGAACAAAGTTCCTTGGGATGGAAAACGCATTCGGGAAGTTTTCCCGGGCAATCGCCGGATTATCTGTGAGTTTTGTTGCGGCTACCGCAAGCCTTGCCAAGGCTCCCTTGGATGTGTTCGGGGGATTGACGGACGCATTTGGCGGGATCATTTCCATAGCTGAAAAGTTTGCCGGGGCATTGAATCCGGCCATTGTTGAACAATTGCAACTGGCATTTGATGACTTGTTTGCCGTGGTTGGGCGTCTGTTTATCCCCATCATGGCGGCGGCGGTTCCCATTGTCCGGCTTTTTGCTGATGCAATGGTTCCGGTGGTTCAAGCATTGATGCCAACATTCAAGCTGTTGGCTGACGCAATTATGAACATTGCTGGCCCTGTGATCGGGATATTTTCCGGGCTGTTGACTGCGCTTGCTCCCCAGTTTGAATTGTTGGCTGGATGGCTTGGCCAATTGGCGGGAGTGATTGGCCAAGGATTGTTTCAATACATAGACGCTTTGGTTCCGCTGTTTTCCGCATTGATGGAAGTGGTCGGGATGCTTATGCCCCCGATCACCGATTTGATCGGGGCCATGTTTGCCTTGGCCGTTCCATTGATGCAGATCATTGTTCCGCTTTTGATCCCTGCCCTAAAAATGCTGGCATTCGTGGTTGGCAAGGTAATCGAGGCGCTTTCTTGGTTGATCGGCAAGGCGGCTCAAGGTTTGCGGATGATTGCTCCGGCGCAAACCGGCCCGGGCTTGAAGATTCCAGAAATCACGCCCGGAGCATCCCGCGGGGCTGCCGCAAAGGGAGCCCAATTCACGGGGTTTGCCGAGTTCGGGCAGCAACTGATGCAAGCCAGCTTTGGTTCATCGGTAAACACGCCAGAATTCAAGACAGCTGAGAACACCGCAAAGATTGCCGAAGGCATTGATAAGCTGGTGGCCCAAGGCCAGCAACCGGCCCAGCAATTCGCAGTCAACCAACTGGCAAGGGGCGTGCGCTAATGGCTGGAGTTGAGTTTGATCAATATTACGAGCGCATTGATTCAGTTTCCCCGTCTACTGCCGCTTTCGGCATGGATGGGGGATCAGCCCAGATTGATTTCATCGTCAACCGAACCCAGATCGAGGCGTTCCTAGAAAACATTCTGGGCGGGGCCGTTCTGGGGATTGATGGTCGTTTGTCTCGCGCTTTGCCGATGGCTCATCCTGAATTCAATTGGATGTATGCCAGCAAGATCAACACATTTCAAGGGGTTGGCCTCGCCGGGGCAAATGTGTCTGAGGATTCCCCGATCAGCATCGTCGATACTGTTGAACGCAAGATGCCGTTATTTTTGGCTGTCTATGAAAAGTATCGAATATCCGTCCA